TTATCAACACCCATGCCAGCGGCAGCATTAGCAAGAGCTGGAACATAAGCCCTATTACCACCACTGCTGTCACCTTGGCCTCCTGGCTTCTGGACTGAGTGTGTGACGTCAAATACCACAGGAACAGGAAAGTTGTCACGCATATACTGGATGCCAGTAAAATCAGTGACCAAAGTATTATATCCAAAACTAGTACCTCTTTCTGTTATCCAAACTTCTTTTGCACCATAGTGTGCTGTTTTACTTAGTATTCCTTTGACATCCCAAGGTGCTAGGAACTGTCCTTTTTTAACATTTATAATACAGCCACTATCACAAGCTGCTTTGATTAGATCAGTTTGTCTGCACAAAAACGCAGGTATTTGCAGCACATCAACACTGCTGGTCATTCTATTCCAGTCTTTGATTTGATACACTTGTGACACATCATGCACATCAGTTAGTGTTTTTATTTCTAAACTTTTTTTGATTATATCAAAATGTTTTAGTGTATCTTCTAAACCAATGCCACGTTTGCCTGTTATGCTTGTGCGATTGGCTTTGTCAAAACTTGCTTTAAAGATATATTCAATATCAAATAAATCACATACACGTTTGCATTCTTTAGCAATATCAAAACTATGTGATAAACTTTCGTGCTGACACGGTCCGGCAATAATTCTCATGTTAGTCTCCGTCTCTTATAATATAATAGAGATCCAGTGTTTTGTCAAGTTGTTTCCGCAGTGTAGGATGTGTATCTGCCAATGCAAATAGTTCTCGCCAACTGTCGTATCCTAAATATCCTTGTGCTTTTGCTACGCCCTCTGCATCTCCACCTATGATCCATCTTCCTGGATAAATGCTTTTTTTAGGCTCATCTCTAAACCGTGCATAAACTACACCTTGAGCTCTCTCATATATAAGAGCTTCGCCTGCTAGGTCTTCATTTTTTGGTCTAAGCATCACGCATTCCGTTAAACACTGTTTTTGTAAACTGTTGATTATCGTTATCAATATCACCGATTAAGTTGTATGGTAAATCCAAGTTTTTCAACAGTGTGTTAAAAGCCTTTACATCTTTGGGCAAACACATGCCACTGTATCCACGCAACTGTTTATTAACATCTAAATACAAATCGTTAGTCTTACCTGTTGTTACATATGCATCTTTTATTTTACTGTAATCACATTCAAACTGCTCTGCAACTTCGTAAAAAATATTTGCAAAAACAATACGCAATGCAGCATACGTGTTGTTATAATATTTAAGTATTTCAGCTTCTGTAGGTGATAGTTGTTTTGTATTTTTTGGCAAGTGTCCATGTGCTTCAACAATCTTTTTGTATACATACGGATCGTTTGTGCCCACAGCCAATAGTTCGTGATTGTTAATAAAGTCGTCGGCTGCACAGCGTTCACGTAAAAACTCTGGAGCAAAACAGATACGCAAATCTGCATATCTTGCAATCATAGATTCTGTAAATCCAACACTAACTGTGCTGCGAATGCAAACAATTCCTTTATAATCAAGACTGCTTAAATCGTCAACTACTTGTTCTACAATTTCTGTGTCACAATCATTTTCTAGATTTGGTGTTGGTACACAAACAAAAACTATTTCTGTATCTAATACATCTTTGATTTCTGTATCAAACTTAATATCGTGCGTGATAACTTGATGTTGTAGTAACGTAAAACCAGCACTGTTTGCACTGCCCACAACACCCATTCCTATGATTCCTAGTTTCATAATAAACTTTCCACTGTTTTCTTTAATCCTTCTTCCAAAGGCGTATAATCTGTAAATCCTGTTAGTGTTTGAACAAGAGTAGTATCAGGACATCTACGAGTAGCACTACCTTTAAGTCCAGGCAAGATTTCTAATCTATCTGGGTTAATGCCCATGTAACCCATTATCATTTTTGCAACTACTGAAATACTTATTTCATTGTCGTTACCGACATTTACGGTTTTGTTACTGACATTATTTACAAGCATGTCTGTCATAGTAACAGCATCATTTACATAACAAAAACTGCGTGTGTCATTGCCGTTGATATAGTACAATCCGTTTTTGCATCTTTCAATAAACTCGTTTACAAAATGATCAGTTTGTCCTGGACCGTACACATTAAAGTAACGAATAATCAAATAGTCAAGTCCACTGTTTGCAACTAGATTCTCTCCTAGTGCTTTTGGAATACTGTAACTCCAACGAGGATTGGTAATATCGTTGTACATAATAGGCACTGCTTCATCTGTAGGCACATGATAGTATCCGTTGTCAATAGTGCTGTTGAATATTTCACAAGTACTAGCAAACACAAACTTTGTGTTGGTATTTCTGTAGCGTTCAATAAGATTTACAGTGGGCAATGTGTTGTTGATTAACACATCTGTAGGATGATCGTAAAACAACCGTGTGCCATTAGTTGCAGCTAGATGCACTATTACATCAGTATCGGGCATGAGTTTTGTTGTATTTGAATCAGCTAAGTCTTCGCCTCTAATCTTTTTATCATATGGAACAACATGTCTTTGCTGTTCTTGCAAAAACTTATAGTAATGACTGCCTATAAAACCATGCGATCCTGTAAGTAACATTTTCATTTTCTATTGTACCATTTCTTTTTTTCAGGGCCTTTGTCGTGTGTAAAATAGTAGTTAAGTGGACAATGATTTAGCGGAGTGTGAGTATCTACATTTTTGTATTTCATGCTAGACAGATTGAAAACATATTTTTCAAAATGACTTGCTGCTAACATACACACCTGTCCATCATACCATCTTTGTATTTGTTTTGGCTTACTATTCATTGTATAATACATTTCGTATTTGTCAACAAAGTTGTTGTATTCCGGATGCTTTTTGTTGAATACTACATAGCCACTTTCTGCACTATAGCCAGTATCACCTAAATAACTGTGATCAAATAATCCAACAAGTTTTTCTTTTTTCAAAGTATTGTCAATGATGCTGCCATCAAACTTGTTATGAAATATTATGTCACTGTCTATCCAAATCAACCTATCTGCGATAATATGTTTCAGTGCATATAAAAAAGCAAAACCTTTTTTAGCAAACTTTTGTTCTTTACTGTTGTTGGTTTTAGTGCAAAAGTTTTGCCAATCGGGTTTACAAATATAGTTCCAATCATAAACTTTTATTCTGCTATCAAAGTTTGATTCAACATTTTCTGCAATAACACAAAGTTCAAAACTTGAATCAGCATATTGATAAAAAGTATCCATCATTCGTTTACCACATAAATCATAATAATCTTGATTCATTGTGGTAACGAATGTGTACTTGCGTTTCTTGGTGCCTAGTGTTTTATACTTCCGTGCCAACCGATCGTCTTACAATATCGTTATGATTAAACTCTGCCCAGTATAGTTCAAACGCTACACCATCTTCAAGTCCTTCAAACTGATGAATAACACCTGGCTTGACTTGTGTAAAATCGCCTGGACCTAAAATAGTTTCATCAACTAAATCATAATCTTTCTGCCAAACACGCACAAGCATTTTACCCGACTCTACAAAGAAGCCATTCCATTTGAACCTATGTTCGTGTTCGCTACATTTATAACCTGCTTTATATTCAATACGATGAAACTCTAGTACACCGTTAGCGTGGATAAGTTCAGTCTGTCCCCAAATCTTTCCTGCTTTCATTATTCTTCTCCTTCAAAAAAATCAGCAAACAATCTTAAGCCTGTTTCCCAACTAATAGGCTTATTACCTATTTGTGGTTTAAAACATATTGTCCATCTACCTGGAGCATCTTCTGGATTGTATGTATCGTGCCAAACACCAGTGTTTACTAGTGTAGGTTTATTAGTATTTGCCTCTCCAATTTTTACACAATCTTCAATATTTGCGTACTCAACTAAACCATCATACATACGCTGATCGTCTGAAATATGAGGCTGTTCTTTAAAACTTTTAGTTGCATCATACCATCTAATAACACCACCGTCAACTCCGTAGCTAATGTTGATTTTACATAATCTATCACCGTCGTGATGAATAGGAATACTTTGACCTGGCGATGTATAAAATGCTTCAACCTCGTCTAATCCAGCACCGCACATTGCGACAAACTCCTCCATTTGTTCATCGAAATATCCATACTTTTCTGTGATATTTTCTTCATTAAAAGGATGTGAATACGTTACTTCTAGTAGTGCATCAGGTCGTTTTATTTCAAACGGTAATTTTAAATATCTGTATAGGTTATTCATAGTAGCTTTCCAAAATCAATTATTTCGCTTTGTCTATTTACATCTTTCACAAAAAATGCACACAAACTATTTTCTTTTTCTTCTATAGGAATACTTAGTAAATGTCCATTTCGCATTTTAGGAAAAAACCATTTTACATCGTTGTAAAAGTTTGTTATTTCAACTGTGCCAAACTTAGGATGGGTACTAGTTAAGGGATTAAATAAAAACGCTTCAAATCCTCTTTCGTTTAAACTAGTTAAAGGTAAAACTTCTAAATCACTACCTGCTTGACTACATCCAACAGCTAAACACCAATCTAACGGCATTGTTATTTCATTACCGTTTATTTCTAAAACTACAGCAGGCGAGTTAAAGGACTCTAAAAAGATTAAAGGATTAAAAAAGAAATCTGGTTCTTTAGGATTACTGTTATCTAATATAGAAAATCTTATTTCGTCGTCTATTGTTTCGGGTATTTTATTCAAAGAAAACGATGTGTTTTCAAGTGTTAATATTCTCATTTATTTCCAATCCACTTTTTCTATAGTGAATGGGTACTGCGCCTCTTTGTAAAACTTTTTACGTTGAGTAAGGTGCCGCTTCGCAAACTTACAAGTGCTTGTAAGATCCCATATTTGCACGAAGTCTTTGTCCTTTGCCTTTCTAACGCCTCTACCTATAGATTGAATAACTCTAACAAAACTTTTTCCAGGTTCAATAAGTACAAGGTTAAAAATACGAGGGATATTAATACCAACAGCAGCGACACCATAAGTGGCAATAACCACTTGATTATCTGCCGTGTTGATTTCGTCATACGCATCTTTTCTATCCTTTAGTTTTACATCGCCTTTTACGAATGTTGATCCTGGTATAAGTTCTTGTAGCATCTCGCCTGCACTAATCCTATCTACAAGTATTAGAGTATTGCCTGATTGTTTTACACTGTTTAATAGTTTGCCTATATATTCGATTCTTGCTTGATTTGTTGTTAAATATTTTAATTCTTCTTGATAGTTTGTATGTGCTACTGTGTCAATAAGTTGCACAATATTAACATGACATGCTGAAAGCACTCCTTTGTCTTGTAGTTCTTTTGCAGTAATCTCGCCAATGACTGGACCTAAACTTGCGTGTATACTTTCAAACTCAAACTTTTCTTTAGGTACAGTGCCTGTTAGTCCCCAACGTATCGGAGCATTACGCAAGTTACGTGTTAACAAGTTTTTAAGAACTTCTGCTTTTGCTTGGTGTACTTCGTCCACAATAACTGTGCTTACACCTTCTAAAAACTCTGCAAGACTTAAAACTGCTTCGCCATCCTTGTGTCTTTTGTCTAAAATGTTTAAACTTTGCCATGTACAAATAGTATGTGTTTTGTTTAACATCTTTCTATCGCCAAAATACACACCTACATCTAGTCCACAGTTAATATAGTCTTCTTCAGTTTGTTCAACTAGACTTTTGTTAGGAACAATAACAAGACTACGACCGTACTTTTCACTCATGTGTGACAGTGTAGCAGTTGTAATAGTTTTACCTGCACCTGTTGCAATCTGTTGCAGGCTTTGTGGATTGTTTGCAAAGTTGTTGATTGCTTCGACTTGATAGTCACGCAGAATGATTTCTTCACCTTCTGCAGGATGTCCTTTAGGCCAGCATACACCTTGGTCAGCCCAATAGCGTTCTGTTACTGGTGCAAAGCTCAAGTCGATTGGATGACGTCTGTCTTCAATATCAACTATTTGAACATTGTTTTTAGCAAGTACTTCAGTAACAATATCCAAGTGATTAACATAGCCAGTACCGCCAATACCAAAAAAAGCAACTTTGCCGTCCCACCTGCCAAGTTTATACTGTGGCATATATCGTGCGTATGGCACATCAAACTTGAGAGCATTTGATAACTTTCGCCGTACATCTACATCTAATCCTTCTAGTTTGATGTTTACTTCATCTTCTATGATAAGTTTACATGTTGCCATCTAGCATATCTTTCAGTTAGTGGAATCTCTTCGTCATAATATATAAATAGATCACTATTTACTATATACTTTTTTACATGTTTAGTTGTTGGTATACTACTCAAACTTAACACACACATTGGCATCCACTTTGTTCTCAATAATAACTTTGGTAGTTTATTCTTTTTAATATACACTATTTCAGTGGTGTTGTCAACCCAGTTGTTTAATCTATTGTCTTTTACAAAGGTATTAATATTTTCAGAATCGTCTTTGTTATCAGTTCTAAACAAAACACTTTGTTTTTCATCACTTATAAAGTATTTAAATGCATTATATACATTATATACTTGATTGTATTCTTCGTTATCGTCTATTAAAACTAGTATAGGAAATCTATTAAGATGTAATATAGATTCTGCTAGATTTTGAATCGTATACTGACTTGGTTTTACTAGACATTTAATATCTTCTCTTGATGCAATAACAGCAGGCAATGATGAACTAATATTATACTCTACAAAGTCTAATCCGTATCTTCTTTTCCTATCTAGTAAATGTAATCCTGTGTACTCTTTTCCAAGTTCTTTTTCGATCAAACTTTTACTATCGTCTTTGATATTTGAAAAAAGTTGATTATTATAGCAGGTTTTGTACTCAAATTCGTTTGACAGTACATAACAGATTTGGTTGTAATAATCTAATAGTTCTTGATCTATTTCAAACGATGTGTCTTTGAACAGTTTTATAACTTGAAAAATCATATCTTCATTTAGTCTATAAAAATGCTCATGCGATCCTTTTCTATGCACATATTCTTTATGCTTGAACTGTATGCTGTTTATCTTCATTATATCTTTTTTGCTAAAAGGAAATCTTACTTTAATCCATTTCCAGTCAGATTTTGAAGATTCGTATACCATATTAGAATATACATCTTCTGTATCTACTATTTTAATATATTTAGAACGATCAATAGTACGCAAAGGTTGTTTGGATAAAATATCAGTAGGCATTTCTGGAAACACACTAGACAGAATGGTTTTGCACAAGTTGTATTGCCTATCTGTAAGTGCTGTTCCTTTTGCACATTGGCGTTCTATGCTTTCTAATATTTGCTTGTTTTTATCTTCAACACCAATGTCTCTTACATAGTGAGTGAGATATTGTTCTATATATTCAAACATTTATTTGTCCTAAAAGTCTATCTAAAGGTAATCCTGCTGATATTTCTTCAACCGTATACTCTGTCCAAGCATAATCATTTAACCATTGTTGTCTATCAGGATAAGGAATATTTTGTAACTGTCTTACATTATTCATAGCAACTGGATATGCAAGACTGCTTGGTCCTACAAGAGCAGGAACTCCATTTATTACGCTATGTATACCAGGGTTACTGCTATAACTTACAGTAGCGTGTATTCTTTCAAAGTTCAAATCGAAATCATCATATGTATTGTCAATATGTCTAGGTTCTTGTCTGATAACATTTTTATATTGATGTTCTATTGCTTCTAATCTGCAACGAGGGTGCGGACGAAATATAATAGGCAAATCAGAAACAGTTTGGAGTGCCCATATTGTATCCATTACCCATTTGCTCATTCGAGGCATGTCTCTCCACTGAAGACTCTTTTCGTGTTGTCCGCAGATTAGTAAGTATTCGCCTTGTTTACGCCAGGGTCTTAAAAATAACCCCTGACTTTCAGCTCTACTATTATCCATACCAGTAGGACCGAAATAAGCATCACGATTAATTCCATTTAATCCTACCTTCCAAGTTGTGCCACGTTTTATGCCACCTACTTCTAAAACAATCACAGGCTTATCGTGTTTTTGACATGCATCCCATACTTCTTTGTTTCTTAACATACGTCCGTGAAATAACACACTCCATATTACATGTACATCAGCATCTTCTATTCCACCTTTAATAGATGTAAATCCTTTGTTTAAAAGACTTTTTTCAAATGCATCAAATATAGGCTTGCTATTTAAAGCACCGTATTCTCTCCACAATCTAAACTTCATGAGTAAATAATAACATATTTTAAAAGGAACGTCAATGTCAATTACAGTAGTATCAACATTTCATAAACCGGTTTTAGATTTATATGGACAAAGATTTGTTGACAGTTTTAGCCAAAACATAGATAAAAATATTAAACTACTGTTGTATGCGGAAGATTGTGTTCCTGGGAGTAATGATTCTCGTATTACCATATTAGACCAAAAAACTAGTTTACCAAAACTTTTAGCATTTAAACAGCGTTGGAAAGATGTGCCAAAAGCAAACGGCAAATGTCCTCCAGAAATCAAAGCTCGTCGTCCAAGAGATTGGCACAAAGAGTTTAAATGGGATGCTATAAGATTTGCTAATAAAGTATATGCAGTATTTGATGCTGCCGAACGCTGTGATACAGATTGGATTGTGTGGATGGATGCAGATACATTTGTACACTCAGCTTGGTCATATGAAAACTTTAAATATTTCTTACCTGAAAAAACTTGGCTTGCTTATATGGGCAGGGGTAAAAAATGGCCAGAATGCGGTTTCTATGGTATCAACTTAAAAACAAAAGTTGGAAAAGAGTTTTTAAAAGAGTTTGAACATGTATACGAACATGCTGAATATGGAATATTCAGAATGGAAGAATGGCATGACAGTTATGTTTTTGATGAAGTTTTAAAAAAGATTAAAAACAAATATCCAAATGAACTGATTAATAATATAAGTGGAAACTTGATAAACGGCGAAGGACACCCTATCATTAATAGTGATTTAGGAAAATACATTGATCACTTAAAAGGCGATAGAAAAGAAATAGGCAAGAGTAATAAACCAAAAGATCTTATTGTAAAACGCAAAGAAGCCTATTGGCAATAGTTTCTCATATGTTTCCAGCAAGAGCCGTTTGCAAGTTCCTCGAAGTTCCAATGGAACATACTAATACGTTGTAACCAACGTTCTCTATCATACAAGTTTGGATTTTCAATCAATCTAAAATCAGTATTACTTACTTCTCTATTTTGGCTGCTTTCAGGATCTGTTACAAACGAATGATAACCTTGTATAATAGGTCCAACTGCTGCGCTGCTATTATGATTTACAACTGCCCATGCTTTTGAAAGTTCTTCTTCTAAAGATTTTCCTTGTAAACTTATTTTGACATTAGGTAGATTTTTAAGTCTAGTTTTGTTTACGTTTAGATATATTGGTGCTTTTTTATCTCCAGGATGTGGTCTAACTAAAATAGGTCTATCGCTGTGTTGTCTAATCTTGCTTATTGTATCTAGTGCCCATTGTTCGACGTCATATCCTTTCATGCTCCAGCCGCCTTGACGCTGAAGCATTAATATAATCCATTTACCTTGTTGTTTTGTATCTTCTATTTTTATGCCAAGATGCTTGCTTATTTGTCTCCAACGTTTTGGATTAATATTATCATCGCAGTACAATCCTGTTTGTGGAAATACACCATTAAAACTATACCTTAAATAACCAAAAGGATTTGTTTTATCTTTATAGTTAAACAAACTTGCATCTGCACAAGCAACAAATTTTTGTTTTTGTATTTGTGTATCTATTACAGTTTTACGTAATCTTAAATGAGGAGAGCTAATGTTGTCGTATACCCATCCTTGTATAACTCCTACATCGCAATCTTCTATAGTATTTCCTGTGTGCAGTATGCCTTGATCTCCTGCGGCATTTACTCCTTGTGCAAACTTAATAAGCAGCTCTGTTTTTTGTTTATTACTATTTCGAGCTGGAACACTATTATAATAACTAACTACTTTCATTTACTATATTCCATGCATAACCACTTACCATTTCCGCTGCGGTAAACTGACAATAGGAAAGATGTTTTGCAAATGCTAGTACTTCTCCTTTTGTAGGAATATGTAAACTTCTAACATCGGATATATGTGTGTTACATAAAACTGTTGCTGCATTTGGTGCTAATGCAATAGCAGGTTTGCTCATTAATAATGCCTCTGTTGCAGCAATACTATTAAATGTTACTAAACAAACAGCATCTTCTAATGCTTGCCATATTGTATCATTATTAACTCTGTCTTCTCTACTAGGTTTTAGCCTTACCTTAATGGGTATATTTGTATAAGTTTTAATCTGGTCGAGTGTTTCTTCCATCCATTGATTTAAATCTCTACCATAAAACTTCATTACCTTTTCACTAGGAGGACAAACCAATATATAACTACCCCCTGTTGGTTTTGTATAACTCCAATTTAGTTTACGTAATCTGTCCATTGATCTATCTTTTATTGGACCTAGATTTTGTAATGCATTTTTTGTAATGCGATGATATTCTTTTTTCTTGCCAGGTTGAATATAACCTGTATCTATCGCATAAAATGTTCTGCCTATTGACATACATTGTTTTAGAGCTTTTTGACTAGTGCCTCCTAAGCCTCTTATAACTAAGTCGTTATCGGTATTTTCTTCGGTTTTCCAATCACTAATGATTCCGCCAGCACCTAAAATAAAATCTCTACAATACGGATCGTAAATGTCGCCTTTTTTATCGTAGTTAAAATCACCTGGATCAGGTATAATGCTTGCAACTTTTACACCCATGTTTTTTACCTCTATTTTATCTTCACTTGTAAACCATTTTTCTTGTGGATCAATCTTATCATATAAACTTGCATTTAGATTTGCTTTTATAACATCAGAGTAAGTAGTATTATTAATATACCTAGGACGTTCTTTCTCTAGTCTGACCTTTTTTTTTGATCTTCTAGTTCCTTGGTGAGATACAAGCGTTCTGCTTTGTAATACTCATTTGCATATTCGCAGTCTTGATAATCTTCAAACCAAGGACCACCTTCTGTGTAATGTAGTGCTTTTGGTTTACCATCGTCTGGCTCTTTGTACCAGCCAACTAGCCAGTTCCACTCGTGACTGATTGCTCCAATCTTGTCATCGTCTAACCAACTAAATCTATGAAACCATGCACCAGTTTTGTGTTCATCATTTACACACTCGGGTGTAAGAATACTATTGTCAGGATGGCCTGCGTTAAACAAAACTGCACTACTCCAGTTTTTTCTTGGATAAATGTGCTGATCTTTTCCATCCATCTTTGTGCCAGCTTTTGGAGTGTAATCGTGTTGCGCACACATGACTGCAAACTTGTCATTTGTTTTGGCAAACAACTTTGCAACATCATCTAGGAAAATAAAATCACAATCGATAAACAAAGCCCATCCCTCAAAGTTTGCAAGTCTAGGAACTAAGAATCTTGTAAAAGTAAATTCTGTGCTTGCAAGTGTATCTACTGCACGAGTATACATTCCATCTCTGCGTAAGTTATGTTGTTTTAATGGTATTACTTTTACAGGCACAGATGCATGTTTCAAAATACTTGCTTTACATGCTTGAAATGCAATATCTTCTCTACTGTCCCATCCAACATATATTCTAAGTGGTTCAATCTCTTCGCTCAATATCATTCTCCGTTAGTTCTTTTCCCATCCAAACTTCAACTACTTTAGCATCTTTGTTGTCAATGTTAACTGCCTTGTGCCACCAGCCAACAGGAATATCAATACTGTCTCCTGGTGTTAGTAGTGTGCTAGTTCTTCTGCCTATTTTATCTTCAAGGAACATATTTATAACACCGTCAACTACATGCCAATGTTCACTGCGTTTGAAGTGGCGCTGATCGCTTAGTGCCTTTCCTTGATAAAATGTAAGTTCTTTAACCTGCCATTCGCCGTTGCGATCTAATATTTTATATTCGCCCCAAGCACGTTTGGTTACAGGCTTTTCCCAGTTTTTTAATATCCAACTCGAACTGTTCTTTTTATCTTCTCCGCCAACACCAAATACAAAATCTACGTCTTTGTGATCGCCATATATTTTTTGTTCAGGTATTTCTCCGTCAACTCTATCTCCACCGTTAGCGACAATCAACTTACCACTGTTTGTAGCCAGCAAATAGCCAATGGCTTGTGTTGTACCTCCGGTATCATCGTCTTTAACAAGTATAACCTCGTCTACCATATCTAGATGCTTAACGATATTTGCTCTTTCAACAAGTGGCATAAATGGCTTGCCTTTTTTATTAACAAGCCATTCGTCACTGTTGAGTCCAACAACCAGTTTATCTCCTAGTTGCTTTGCTGCTTTGAAATATTCAATATGTCCGCTATGTAGTGGATCAAATCCGCCTGTAACTAATACTGTGGTCATACGGTATTTACTACTTCCAACCGAATATGTAATCTTTTCTGACATTACCTAAGGACACTGCACCTAGTTCTCGCAAATAGTCTGCTGCTTGATATTTTGATTCAGGATGCTGTTCTACTATAACAATAGGTTTGTATTTTAGTATTGTATCTTTACCGCCTTTGACTACTTCTAGTTCGTGACCTTCACAGTCAATTTTTAACATTCCAAACTTAGGTAAATCTAAACTATCTAATGTCTTAATATCAATAGTGCCTTGTCCTACTTTGCTTACAAAACTACCGCCTGTGTTTTCACTATCATAGGTCATAGTAACTTTGCTATTGGTAGATCCAAGTGCAAACTTATTAATCTCTACAGGTAAATCTTTACAGTTCATTTCTAAACAACTATAAACTTGTTCAAGTGGTTCAAATGCAATAACTCGATTAAACTTTTCTACTAAATGTTTAGACCATAATCCAACGTTTGCACCCACATCAACTGCAATATCAAAGTCTTTTACATATTTGTATGCTTCTGCTCTAGTATCGTCTTGGTATTGTGGAGGCCCACCTTTTTTTATTCTTTTTGCTATAAGACGTTCAAAATGCTCATCGGTATCGGGCATCCAATATTCAAAAACTTTTTTCATGATTTTTCCAATACAACAATATATTTTACAACATGTCTTGGAGGTCCTTTTTTAACTTTGGCATATCTTTCAGTTATTTCTTCATGAATAATATTCCATCCATTTAATGATTCTATTTTTTTCTTCCACCATTTAGGATTTTCAATAATTAAATGGGCATTACGACCGTCACTTAATGCTTTCTTTGCAGGATGACATGCTATTAAATGATATTGATATCTTGTAGATCTAGCACACAAATCATTAAGTGTTTCATCAATCAAATCAGGCTCAACATGTTCTAAAACATCACTGCTGTAGGTTAACTCAACTTCCTTAGGTAAAGGATTAGGAAATGTAGCAGGATCGAATGTATGTAAATCTATTTCAGGATATGTTTGAGATATAGTAGCACTGGTATGTCCTTTACCTGCGCCAAAATCTAAAAAACTTTTTATATTATTTTCTTTAATAATCTTATGAACTATTTCGGGAATATTTCTATTTAACCCAAATGTTTTTTTATTGTGTAGAGTTTTTAACTCTTCTAAATACTCTTTTGAATATGACATTTAACTTCCTAAAGTGTTGCATCTTCCATGCCTGCTACTCTTAACTTTACTATATTAGTTATCTGCCATTGCTTTTGATCTAGAGCTTTTAGAACACCTAACCATTTATTACGCATTAATGCAAACTCGTTTATAATTTTTTCATAGTCGCAAACATCTTTTTCTCCATCGACATATTTTTCTACATCGCGACTGCTTAATGCACGTTGATAGTTTTCAAGATATTTTTTAAAATATGAGCTGCGTAGTTTTCGCAGCTCAATATTCATATATTCAAGGATTGCTTCTATCTCTTGAAGCTGATTAAAACGATGTTCAACAATACCTGGCATTTCAGATGCTGCTTTTTCAACATTGCCTTTTAACTTTACCTCAGTTTTTGCTGTTGCTAGTTCAGTTTCAAAATGTTGTATTGCTGCAGGTATTAAACTAATATCTCTGCTAACACGGCTATACCAACCCATATTAATCCCAGTCGTCTTCGTCGTAATCGTCGTCTACATCTAAGTAATATTGAATAGCATTATCTAAATCTTTATCATTACCTAGCGATTCTTTTAGTACGATATCATCAACTCCATAGTCTGCAAGTAGATCAACAAACTTTTCTGCTGTTATTTCTACTTGTTTTTTATCTAAGTTTGGCTTAAACAAGTTCCAGATATCAACAATCTGTTCTTCATTCATTCTCGGCTAACTCCTCGTTATGATCAATCACTGCTTCTTCGTCAGCGTTAGCGATATTTACCATTTGTTCTTCTTTTGCCGGTAAATCGGCCATGATCATTTCGAGTTTGTCACCTGTCCAATTCTTACGATATTCTAGTGTTTCAACACCTGTACTATCAATGTATTTGTAACGATTACCTTGTTTCTCAAGTAAGCCTTTTGCTTCAAGCAAATCAAACATACCTGAATATGGATCCATACCTGTTTCGTATGGAATCTTAACTTGTACACCTTCAAACGGTTTTGCGTAACGTGTTTTCATAACTTTACACGCTGCACGAATACCATTTACTGTGCTGGTTTTGTTACCATCTGCATCCTCTTTTAGTTTTAGTTTTTTCATTGCTACAACCATTGAGCTTGCATAGATAAAACCGCTACCGCCTGAGATCTTATCATCTGGATCAAACATATCTTGACTTGCGTATGTGTGGTTAGTAACAACCATACCTACGTTATATGAACCAAACATATTAACACAGTTAGTAACCAATGCTTTTAGTGCTTTGGCCTTACGACCCATATCACCTTTCATATCACCTGCTTCAAACTGATTAACTTCAGTTGGTGACATAAGCATACCCAAACTATCAACTACAAACAATACTTTAGGACGATCTGCTTCGTCCATTGCACGATAGTCATCCATAAATGTTGAAATAGTTTTGGCAACGTCATCAATCATTGCCATATTGAGTTTTAGGATTTTGTCTTCTGTTGTTTCTACACCTAAGGCGTGTAGCCACTTTTCATCAAGAGCATTTTCACTGTCAATCAGTACAACAAAAATACCTTGTTCTTGTGCTGACTTGACAATATTACCAGACACAATATACGATTTACCTGCACCACTTTCGCCTGCAAATACGCTTACTTTGCCTAGTGGAATACCTCTACGGAAATCACCACTGAGCAGATAGTTAAGTGCAAAGTTGCCTGTGCTGATCCAATCTTGTGGATCATTAAAGCCTGCACTCATACCTTTAATAGATTTTGTTAATGAGTTTCGAAACTTGGAAGGATCGAATGCTTTTGTAGCCATACGTATCTCCTATTCTAAAAAGCAAAGGAAAGGGCCGAAGCCCTTTC